TTTGAAATTCACCATTTCTTTTTTCAACTAACATTTTCTGATTATGTTCCAGCATTGACATTATATATATGCAAATATTTAAATTGATTTTGAAATATCATTTTTTTTATTTCTTCCACAAAAAAAAATTATTTTTCTCCATTATTATATATGAAACATCTCGGTTTATTATTAGGAATTATGTTCGTTTTAATTGTTATTTTATTAATTGGCTTCTATCTCCTAAGAGGATTACCTATAAAATCCTCTGATGGATTCATTCCAGCAGGTCTGAATTTTATGGAAAAAAGAATCCTAAATAAATGCCAAGTCCCAACCTTAACTATGGATAAATGCTTCAATAATGAGTATCACGAATGCCCTAAATACAATGGATCTTATAACCAATGTACTAATAATTACATTCCTAAACCAAATCAGAATAATTGTGAATGCAGAAATAGAACTTTCGAAATGTGCCCATCACCATACAAAGTATCTGAAAAATGCGTCTATTCAAATAATTACCCATAAAAACTCTTTTTTGTTTTATAATTTAATTTCTTCTCAGAAACCAACAATTACTTTTGTTACTTCCACCTGCTTTGTAGCTTTTGGAATTGAAATATTCGAAGTAGGAATCTTCAAATGTTTCTTCCCATCCTTATCTTCCTCAATTTTGAATTCAAGAACAGAACTACCAACAGTTGGAGCAACAATCTCTTCAAGAGTTGGCTTCACCTTCTTAGTTTCACCCCTAATGAAAACATTCATAAAAGTCTTAAAACTGTCCAAAACATGTTTAGTGTGAAACTTCTCCAAAGACTTGTTGAATTCAAAAACAAACTTCTTTTTCGAACCCATCATCGCCAAAAACGGAACCAAAGTCTCAACAATAAACTCCTTAGCCAGTTCGGGACTTCCATCAAACAAAAATTTAGTAGTCCCCTTAGCAATTGTGTTTAATTCCTCATCAGTTGGAACAAAAAATTCACAATCCTCTGGAATTACCATCTTGACCTCCCCAATCAAAGGAATACGTCGACTCCTCTTTTTCCTTGATTTCACAACCTTTACAGGTTCAAAAGAAACAGAACAACCCTTAAAGAAAGTTTCGAAAAAGAATTTCGTCCATTCAACAGAAGCAGCCAATTCTTGTTTCTTACCATTAACCTTTTGAACAGATTTGGGCAAAACATTTTTGAATGTGTATTCACCACCATTTCTCATACGTGCATAAGTAAAAACACATTGACAAATATTCATCAAAGAAGATCCCCTAGCATCATATTCCAATTGTGGTTCTTCTACATACTGACCAGAAAAATACATTTTCAAAGTCGTACAAGTTTCAATTTCATAAGACGTTGCAGTCAGATGATCTCTTGGACCTTTAATTGGATCCAAAAGTTCATATTTCTCTGGTTGCAACACTTCAACAAGAAGCTTAACGATGGCACTGTTTTTTCTCTGAGTCCCCAATCCAGTTCCTCCAAGATAGTTTTTTAGAACAACTGTGCCAGTTTCATCATCGAAAACAAATCCATTTTTACTCTTACAATGTTTGATTGTAAGAGTAAAGTCTTCTCCACTTTTAGCAGATTCACAAACAAGTTTTAATTCTTTGACATAACAACTGTTTGGACAAATAATACCAAACATTGCATCATTGATCAAAGAACAGAGTACACGCATTTTTTGCCCACCGTCATGACCTCCAGAGTACATATTTAAATCAAAAATAATATCTTTTTCACTCATATTAAATATAATCAAAACAAAAACCTTAAATATTATTCTTCATTTTTTTATCTATAAAAAAGTATATGAATTACAAACAATTAAAACAACCACCAACCGAAAAAGTTGTAAAATACGAGTCCGTCTACACTTTACAAGGATCTCAACCTTATGTTTTGACATCAAATTGGCCAGAAGGGTTCAAAAAACCAATGACAGAATTCGTACCAGATTACTCCTTACAAAATGTCCAAGCAGCAAACAATCTTAGTAATTATCATCCTGTTAACTTTTCCGCTAGGATGATAATGAAAGGTAATAAAGATAATCCAATAGCTAAATTCCCATATGAAACAAAGCCATTAAATGAATGTTAGTTATTGAGATAAACAGTTCCTGAAGTAATGTAAGGGTTCAATAAAATAGGACTCAACATATGAAATCCACACAATAAAGCTAATGGAACAAAAGCTTCATATGAATTAATTCTCCACTCAATTGGAACAAGTGGTGTTGCAATAAAAATCATCACTGAAACTGTCAGACCAAAAAAAATATAAACATCTTTATGTTTATCAAGTGTATTAACAAAAGCTACACATCTTTTATTTTTACTTGTTACACCAACTTCTTTCACAGTTGATCCCCAACGCATCTTTGATTTGTGTTTTGGACAAAATACATAATCCATAACAACCTTGAACAAATGATATTGAATACTTCCAAAGAAAAGTAAATACATTGGAATATATTTAATATCATCAACAATTATCCTACAATATTTTCTTTTATCATATCTCATTTTCACAACAATATGTGAAATAATTCCGAATCCAAAAAAAAGGAGAACAATCTGAAGCAACATATCAATTGGTGAAATCATACCTTCCATACATTCTGGAAACCATCCATACAAAAAATAATTAATATAAATTGTAACAATCGACGTTGCAATTGCAATATATGACGACAAATACGAAACCAAATTAATTTTGGACGAAAAATCAATATCTGAAGACAAATGCCAACAAATAGTTTTACTTATTGGACCCTTCTTAAAAAACTCCAGAATGGGATTTATCATAATCTCACAAGCACCATAAGTATATTTCTTAAATTTATCCAACTCATCATCATAACTCAACGAAACACCTTCCACAAATTGTCCTAAATCTTCTTTTTTTTTATCATCCGAGTATCTTCTATGATCATGGTTAGTGTACATAACATATCTTCCATAATAACCCAACTTAACAAAATCCATGAAGAGTTTAAAATCCTCTGAAACATTAGTTTCTGACCAAACTTTATTATAGGTATAATCACAAGAATCACCTAAATAAAACTTATCAACAAGATCTCTAACGGTATCAGAATCTTCTTCTTGTGTCTCATTCATCGCAGAAACTCTCAAAATAGCATTATGTCCAATAAGTGGTGCCATGTTTCCCCCAGCACAAGCTATAAATATTGCATATTCATTTATCAAACTTGTAAAATGGGAAATAAAGGATTCCCAGAAACTTCTTGTTACTCTAAAAGGAACCGTTAAATGTTGCGTAAAAGCTAATTTAGGATCCCTATCAAATTCCGCAAGAACATTATCAAAACAATCTTTCGGAACTCTGCTATCAGCATCAACCAACAAAAGGAATTCACCAAGTTTTAATTCACCATCTAAAAAGATCTCACAATCAACCTCTCTTAACTTTTCATAAATCACATTATTAACATCATTTGCACATAGTAGGCCATATTCATTCTGAATCTTTTCAAATAACTTACAAACATTCATTGTAAAATTCAAATTACTAGCTTTCTTAAACTTTCCCATCCGATGTTCCTCAGGTCTTGCTACATATCCTATTCCATTATCCCAATAAAAACAAACTCTCTCATTATACTCCGTCACATCCAAAAATTGTAAACCATCATCACTCACAATTATATTAATATCCAATACTCCTTTATAATTATCTCTACACTCAATCAAAGACTCCAATGTTGGCCTCACAACACTCTCAAAATTCTCCTTATAAATCGGAATATTTATCGTAATTGTACGATTTGTAGATTTGTCGTCTTCACATTGAGGAATAACACTCAAATACTTATTATTTCTCTTCATGAAAGTAATTGGACAAAACATATTTATCACATTACTTATCAAAAAATTAGCTGGAAATAACAATAAAAAGAACGTAAGAGGAATCGGAATCAACCACGTATATTGATATGTAAAAGGCACATTAGTACAATTAAAAATATACTCACTAGCATTTCCAGTTAGAGGTAACGAACGCGTTATGTTTCTTCTTTGTAAATCATAAGCAGTAATTCCATAAATCCAAAGAAAAATGACGAAAAACACAAGAAGGAGGGTCAACACAGTTATTACTTGGTTTCTTATTTCAATTTTCATTAACACTGATAAATAATTCATCACATCTTTAAATAAAGAGAGAGTGCCTCTCTCTTTAAAATTGATTTTTTTTTTTTTAGAATTTGTGGTGATGGGATGGATAACATGTCAGATGATAAACGGAATAAAACTCTAGGTTATGCTTTACTATGTACAATAGATGATATTAATAATGAAACAGAAAGAAAACAGGTTGGTCGCCAAATTTCAAGAAAAATGACACTTTTGACCGAACTTGAAGAAAATAGGTGGAAACACGATGTTGAAGGTTGGACAAAGGATGATATTCCGATGAAAAATATCAAACGTTATTTGTGTTGTACATTTTATGATGCTGCTTGTTATGATGAATTTTGGAATGTTAGTGACATTGCCAGTGCTCGTCGAATCAGAGGTTGTTGTAACAGAGAGATTGAACGTGATGATTGTTGTGCCAATATCTTTTTGCTTCTTATTTTTATGGGAATCTTTTTTTTAATAAGTCAAACAAACACCAGAGGTCATATCGACCTATAAAAAATGATTTTATTATAACCAGATGTATAGATAATTTTAGATATGCTACCTATGTTTCACGATTCAGCAGAACTAGAAATTAGTAAATATGGTATTAACTTAATGAACCAACCAAAACACATCAGATGTAAAAGAAAATTCGTCAAATTGGCGATGAAAGATGATCCAATTTATTTTCAATATGCAACAAAATCCTTACGATATCAAAAAGATTTCGCAGAATATGCCTTGAAAATGGACCCAAGAAATTACGAATTTGTTAAAAGAAACAGGGTTACATTCGAGCAATTAAAAAATGTTCTTTCCCGAGATGGGACAATGATGGAGTTCGTTCCCCCAGACCTGAAGCACAACAGAGATCTTACTGAGATTGCAGTTCGAAATAACCCATCATCTATCCAATTTTCTTGTTACAGAAATAAGAATTATATGAAGTATTTGTATCATAAATACATAGATAATCTTGATATTTTTAGGTGTTGTTATCCTTACGTAACGAAAAAAGAGGATATAATTAAGGGTTTAAAAATACATCCACGTGAATATTCTCAGGATTATTTCAGGAGTAAACATTGGGTTACATATGATTATGACATTGCTGTAACAGCAGTTGAAGGTTGTGCCAGTAATTATTCGTGGTTAAATAATATGTATAAAAAGGATAAAAGATTCATAAGAATTGTTTTGAATAAAGATCCAACAAAATGGACTTTGATTGATCGCGATATTCTTTTTTCAAATAAAGAATTTGCCATTATTTTTCTTAAAAATTCACCGTCTTATAGTAGGGCTTACAATGAATTGACAAATTATTTGAAAGAAGATAAAGATATTGTAAGGATTGCTATGGAGAAATCTGTAGCGAATTATTTGGACATTCCGAAGAAATTTAGGAAAAAATATGAGTACGTAACAATGTTTTTGAATTCATATCCACGTGAATATGAGAGAATTCCAAAAATGTTCAAAAAAGATAGAGAAATTGCTGAAATAGTCGTTAGAAAATATCCAAGTGTTTTTGGTGAATTGAATTCTGAATTTAGGGATAATGACGATATTGCGAAAATTGCGATTGATTTATATCCAAAAAACTATGAGCATTTGTCTGAACGTTTGAAGAAGAATAAATACTTTTATGAGAAAGCTGTTGTTACAGGGTTTTTGAAATTAAAAGATTCTCCATTTTCGATAAAGAATGACAGAGATATGATTATTTTTAATTTGAAAGAACGTCGGCCGTTCGATTTCCAAAATATTAAGATGGAATTGAAAGATGATCTAGAAATTGGAAAATTGGCTGTGAGGGCATCTTTGAGTAATTTTCAACATTTATCTGAACGTTTGCGATCTTCAACTGAATTTATTGAGTATGTAAGTAGTTTTTGTTTTGATGAAGAAGCTTTTAATAAGCATATCAAACAATGGGAGATTGCATCTCCCTTTTAAACCCTACGCGTGGTGCAAACTGGTTATAATTTGTACCGCGAGTCGGAGACGAGTGAGCGTAGGGTTTAAAAGGGAGAGGCACTCTCTCTTTAAAATCTAATTATAAAATATATGAGTTGTAAAACGGCACCAATTTCGAAAGATTTGAACATACATGAATCTGATTTGGCACAATGGAATATTGTTGTTTTTACCGCTACGACAACGGCTTTGCTTTTTTACCATATGACACGACAGAAATCTATCACGATTGATAGAACTTTAGCTGCTGTTATTTCTGTTTTGATTATTGTTGCCTCCGTTTTTTATAATATTTATTCACTTTACAATTTTTTTGTAAGAACAAAGATTCTCATCTTAAACGCTACATTAAAATGCGAAATTGAAAGAATTAATGAATCAAGGGTTATTTACGGATTTATCACATTTTTGGTTGTTATCGTTCAGTTATTAATTAGTTATCATATTTGCAGAAACTCCATGAAATATGTGTAACGATACCAATATAATAGCTAAAAATTTACATATAAAATAAAACATAACGTAGACTGTTCTGTTAACTTTTTTGACAATACTTTTTTTCAAAAAAAGTATAATTGAATTTAAAATTATCTTATAAGCAAATTATGAATAATTTATAATATGATTTTTACGAGAGATCCGTATAAATATTTGATATCAAAATATAAACCAAAAAATATGGAAAGAAGATTGGATCATAAAGATGTTAGTTTTGATGATATCCAAGATTTTATATACAATTTGTATAAAAAATACAAAGATAAAGAAGAGTTTAGGGTAAAACTCAACCCACATATATATGATATTTTACAAAATCCAAATATAACACCATATCTGTTTAAGTATTTACAATATGACTTGTATAACTTTTACAAATTGGATAAAAAGTATGTTGTTATGCTTTTGATTCGTGACTATATGTACAACAAAAACGCAAACTCTGAAATATTTGAGGAGTTCTTTAATAAATATAAAGACCTAGATAGTATGAAAAAAATCTTACCAAGTGTTGTTTTTATACATTACAAAAGGATAAATGTGGATTTTATATTGAAAAATGAAGAATATTTGACACCAAAGGGTGAGTGGACTACTTTTGTAGATCATCCACAAATGACCGAAGAAATATTCAGAGAAAAAATACTTCCTGTGTATGGTGCAATTATTAGACAAGAATTATCTGAAGCATCTTGGATAACATGGGATATTATTAATAGAAATCGTGATTTTCCATGGTCGTTTCCGTATTTATCACAAAATCCAAAGATAACACCAGAGATTGTAAAAGCGAATTCGAATGAGCAATGGTCTTATGGAATGATGTCTACAAATCCTAGTTTAACTTGGGAATTTATTTGGGAAAATAAGGATAAAGATTGGTGTTGGATATCATTATCGATGCATATATGTGTCACAATGGATATTGTGCGAAAACATTATGATCTGGAGTGGAGAAGAAATTATTTAAGTCGAAATCCGAATTTTGAGTCAAGTATTATTAATTTTGAAAAACAAGATACATGGAAATTTGAATGGGATTATGGTGAGATTGTGAAAAATCCAAATGTCACGCTTGAATTTGTAGAAGAGTGTATCAACAATAAAGAAATAAAAAATTTACATCAAACAGGATATCCTCCACGTTTTCACCAATATAAATTTAGTGAGATATACAAAAATCCTTTTACAAGACATCATAGAATGTATGACAGGACTTTGGCAATGTTAACTTTCAACAAATTGGATCACAATTTGTCAAAAGATATCAAAAGATATATTGCAGACAATTTTCTATAAAGAGGCATGCTGTCTCTTCTGTCTGCCCTTCAGAGAAGTGCGATTAGCTTCGCCGAACTCTCCGCTCAGTCTTCCGACTCCCTATGGAAGTCTAAAAACTGGTCAAATTGGTTATAAGTTATTCGCTGATTTGTACCCGTTCCCACGAAGTGGGAGACGGAAAGGGGGCTAGCGGGGGTTACCCCCGCACTAGACAGCCATCTTCATTTTAATTGCTGGGTATGAATCATAACCCAACAATTCGAAATCTTCCAATTTAAAATCCTCAACACAAGTTTGACCCCTATCCACCAATTTCATCTTGGGAAATGGATAAGGAACTCTCTTAATTTGCTTCTGTAAAGGCTCAATATGATTCAAATAAACATGAGAATCGTGAATTGTGTGAACCAACTTTCCGGGCTTCTTTCCAGTCAAATGAGCAAAGATATAAGTCATCAATGTAGCAGATGCAATATTAAAAGGTACACCCAATCCCATATCACCAGATCTTTGAACCATTGCACAAGAAAGACGGTCACCATACACCCTAAAATGGTACGCGAAATGACAACATGGTAAAACTGCCTGTTTTAAGACACAAGGATTCCATAAGTTAATCAAAATTCTTCTACTATCTGGCTCCTCTTTAATCATTCGCAAAACTTCAGCCACCTGATCATAACCTTGTCCGGTATAATCAGTGTGACAATCCTTATACTCTGCACCAAAATGGCGAAAATTAAATCCATAAATTGGACCACCATCATCAACGGCACGATCTTTCAAACCAATTCTATCCAAATATTCGCGACTCATATTCGCATCCCAAATATGAACATTCTTATCCCTCAACTCCTTATTATTAGTACTTCCACGCAAAAACCAAAGCAACTCCTCTATAATAACTCTGAGGAAAGTCCTCTTAGTAGTTAACAAAGGAAAATTCTCACTGATATCATAAGTCATTTGGACACCCCACATAGATTTTGTACCAACACCTGTCCTATCAGAACAAACCTCTCCATCTCTCATAATCTCATCAATCCTCTCCAAATATTGATACTCTTCATGCTTCTTATCCGTCCTCTCATAAACCCTAAATTCTAATTTGAGATTATCGCCTTCTTTTTGTGTGCTTTGTGCCACAGAAACATCAACCAGCTTAAACTTATCTTTTAGTCGTGGGAAAGTAACATCTCCTTCAACCTTCTTAAAAATCTTGGTTAAATAAACTTTATCCAAACCCTGATGTTCTAAAGCTTCTCTGTAAATTTTACCTCCACCAATAACAAAAATACCACGACCTTCCAATGAAGGATGTTCTAGACTTTCTTGGAAGTTTCTCACGTAAACTACACCAGAGTTATCATCAGTAATACCTCCTTCTGGAGCGTCACGATCAATAACAATATTGAGTCTCTTTGGAAGTTGTTTTTTAAGAGATCTCCATGTATTATATCCCATGATTATAGCATTTTCCATTCCTTCAACAAGAGGTGTGGATGTGATTTTTCGAAAATATTTCATATCTTCTTTACAGTTCCAAGGAATAGCATTTTCACTTCCAATAACATAATTGCTTGATACAGCTACGATAATGTTGAACATAATAATTATATATTGATTTTTTTTTATGTCATTTATATTATAACAGATAATGAGTATCTATTCACAATATAGCCCAACAGATACTTCAAGTGTTTCAATTTTAAAAGATGATTTTTTGTTGACCCGCACTGATTACGAAAAAGAAATGATCAATCGACAATACAACAAGCTATATTTCAACTCCCTTAATGATACCAATAAATTGGCAAAAGAAAAAGAAAGTCAAATTATATACAACCTATCCTTAAAACAAATTTTCCAAAATACATCAGATACATTAATTAAAATGATGAATGAATACGCAATTCTTATGAAGAATGGAGATAAAAACTATAATAAATATGTAGAAGTGTTGATCAAAGATGATAGAATGGTTTATGTTGGAATTATTTTTATAGTTTTGGCAATGATGATTTTTTTCATATTTGTCACCTCCTAAGAGAGAGTGCCTCGCCTCTCCGAAGGAGAGGTGATCGGGGCGAAGCCCGACTCTCTTTTGTCTGCCTTCTGAAAGAGTGCGATCGGCTTCGCCGAACTCTACACTCAGTCTGCCCACTATGTGGGCAACTGGTCAAATTGGTTATGAGTTGGTTATGAGTTGGTTATGAGTTGGTTATTGATTGGTTATTGATTGGTTATAAATTTGATAACTATAATAATATTATTATTTCTTTAAATGGTTTTCCCCAATCATGTCCAAAATGTTGTATTTTTTATCAATTGCTAAAAATAAGTGTTTTTTGGCACATTTTGCAAATAATTTATCACTTAATTTGTATTTCTTTACAATTTCTTCATTGATCGAAATAGATAATTTATTATTTAAATCAATCAATTTATTTGCCACATATTCAGCATCATTTGAAAAATTACAGTAAATTTTAGTATTTACAATTTTTTCAGAAAATTTATCCCAATTAATTTTCGGACGATTTTTACCAAAAATATCATTTTCTTTCATACCTTTA